CTCAAGATGCTCAAAGACTCGGCCGATCACCGCTCGATCCTCGACGAAATAGTTGAGGCTCAACCGCGCCGGCGCGGTGAAATCGACGCTGGCGCGGTACCGCGCCAGCAAAAGGGTGGCGCGGTAGCCCTTGAGACTGGCGCGGTTGGCGCACCCAAGGGGGACAAGGGATCGCAGACTGGCGCGGTTGACACCCCAAGTGGCGCACCTGTCAGCGAGTCCAAGTGGCGCGGTGCGTCCGACGTAGTCGGCGCAGTGCGACAGGACCACCAAGAAGAACACGAACAAGACCCCGACGATGACCCCAATCCCGACCTACCTGATCTGATCTAGGAGCCCACCATGACCCGAACCTCATCACCAGAACTGAAGCGCCAGCACCTCGAGATCATCGCCAGACTCTCAGCGATGCAGATCCACCTCGGCGACTGTCTTGCCAACCTGCGAGATGCTCAGCCTGGCTACCCAACAGCGACTGGCGGCGGGGGAGCGCCACGACTCGACGCTGCCGGCAATCCACCAGGACTCGATCGCTACCTCGATCAGCCTGACCCAGCAGCTCACGAACTGCAGCTGCTCATCAAGACCACACGCCAGATGCTCAACCAAGCAACAGTGCTGCACGACATCGTCACCCGATGGGGAGCGCCAAGCGAATCGATCCACGAAGGCGGCGTCAAGCCACGACGCACCGCCAGCGGCGGCGACTGCGTCGCCTGCAGCACCTACTGCTCAGGCACGCACAACGATCGCCTGCGTGCTGGTCTGTGCGATCCATGTCGCAAGCACTGGCAACGCTCCACACTTGAGCGCGGCGACTGGATGCTTGAGCGACGGCGCGCGCTGCTGACTGAGAACGTCGACGACGTTGCGTGAGTTGGGGACATGGGGACAACGCAGAACCCAACGCACGACCGGCCTGGTTTGCACTGCACCCGATAGGGCGTGTACCCTGTGCGTCAACTAGGCGTCGACCGCACAAGCGGCGACGCCTTTGTCGTACACACTGCGAGTCGACATGACTGATCGCTACATCGGAAGATCGACCAGAGCATGGAAGCGGCTACGGCTGCGAGTGCTCGAGCAGTCAGACATCTGCTGGCTGTGCGGTCAGCCTGGTGCTGACACAGTCGACCACATCATTCCGCTGTCGATTGCACCCCACCTGGGGGAGTCCCCCGACAACGTCGCAGCAGCACATCGATCATGCAACTCGTCACGCGGCGCACGAATGCCAACCGGCGCTCGGCCGCTGCCGACCTCGAGAGCATGGTGACCCCCCCCGTACCGGGTCGTTTTTCTGTGAATCAACTGCTGTCCACCCCGAGCCCCCCAGCCCTTCCCCCCCACAAGCCCTCAGGGGGCTTTTGTGGGCAACCAAATGGCCACACCTAGCAGGAAGCGCCACATGATCGTCTCGGGCCTTGAGCCGCTAGCAGTGGACATTGACGCATTACAGCTACTGCCAGGGAATCCTCGCCGTGGCGACGTTGCTGCCGTATCTCGCAGCCTTGACGCTTTCGGGCAACGCAAGCCGATCGTCGCTTTACGCGATGGCACCGTGATCGCCGGGAACCACACACTGCAAGCTGCGCAGTCGCTTGGCTGGGAGAAGATCGCAGTGGTGTGGGTCGACGATGACGATGCCACCGCTAAGGCATTTGCCCTTGCCGACAACCGCACCGCCGAGCTCGGCGACTATGACGATCAAGCCTTGGCTGATCTGATCGCTGCCGTCGCCGAAGCCGACGCCGATCTACTCGCCGCTTCCGGCTGGACTTCCGACGACCTGACAGAACTACTTGCCACGCTCGAGCCAGAGCTGCTGCCCGCAGTCCTTACCGATCCCGATGACATTCCAGATGCACCGCCCGCCAAGACAGTCCCTGGCGACGTGTGGCTGCTCGGTCCCCATCGAGTGGTCTGCGGCGATTCTTCAGAACCTACGGTTTTAGATAAAGCGTTTGATGGCAGAAGCATTGACATCGTGCTTACAGACCCACCTTACGGAATTGATCTTGAGACCGACTGGTCGAAGGGTTCTGGAAAAAACTACAGACCAGTAGCCAATGACGATGTGCCGTTTGACGCATCACTTCTGCGTAAGTTTTTTGCCTCTGTCGAAGAGCAGTTTTGGTGGGGAGCGAATTATTACTACCGGACGCTTACTGAGACTGATCTAAGTGGGTCGTGGCTTGTTTGGGATAAGAGAACACCTGAAACTGACGTAGTCATAGGATCAGGGTTTGAGTTGTGCTGGTCAGCGACACCACACAAACAAGATGTGTTGCGCTACCACTGGACAAACTTTACCTCACACAAAAATGCTGGACTGAAGCGCGCTCACCCAACTGAGAAACCAGTTGCATTGCTCATGGAAATTTTGAATCGCTGGTCTCCAAGTGGAAGCCATGTTGCAGATCCATTTGCTGGCTCTGGAACAACACTGGTTGCAGCTCATGACACCGGGCGCATTGCTTCGCTTATTGAACTTGACCCTTGCTACGTCGACGTGATCTGCCGCCGCTTTCAAGAGCACACCGGCATTCTCCCGATCGCAGAATCAACTGGTCGCGAGCACGACTTTATGGAGTCCTAATGGCGCAGCCAACCAAGCGTCGACGCAAACCCAAACCGATCCGCCCACTGGGCACAGTTGGAACCGATGCGTGGAATCGAATGTTCACTGAGGATGCCGACTGGATCGCTCAGTCAATGGATCTTGAACTGCTGCAGATGGTGTGCGAACAGATCGACGAGCGAGCTGCATTGCGATTCAAAGTCTTACGCGATGGAGATTGGCGCGAACGAAACGCACTCCGAGCAATTGACCAGCAAATAATCACGGGCCTATCGCTTCTCGGTCTGACGCCGGCTGACCGTCAGAGAAGCGGTCTAGAAAGCAAGGCGAATGACAATGACGCCTTTGACTCTTTCCTCGCTGAACTGTCCACCCCGATGGTCAACTCCGAGAACACTCCGCCACACGCTCGGTGGGAGAGTCGCACAAATCGCTGAAGTTCTAGGCACACCTCTGATGCCGTGGCAGCGCCACGTCGTTGACGTAGCCCTAGAAGTGAATCCAGAGACCGGCATGCTTGCCTACCGTGAAGTGCGCCTTACCGTTCCTCGCCAGAGTGGCAAGACCACACTCATGCTCGCGACAATGGTTCACCGCTGCGTCGCAATGGGCGATCGCCAGCGCATCTTCTACACCGCCCAGACTGGCAAAGACGCTCGCCTCAAGTGGGAAGACGAACACATCCCCGCACTTGAGCGTTCACCATTTCGTTCTCGAATGAGCGTGCGACGCACCAACGGTAGCGAAGCAATCCGCTGGGAAAATGGCTCGCTCTGGTCGCTGCTGGCCACCACGGAAAGCGCCGGCCACGGCGCACAGGCTGACCTCGGCGTACTCGACGAAGCGTTCAGTTACACAGACGACCGGCTTGAGCAAGCCATGAAGCCAGCAATGGTCACGCGCCCGCAGCCTCAACTGTGGGTTGTCTCCACCGCCGGCACCGAAGACTCGCTGTACCTGAACGAGAAGATCGACGACGGCCGAATGCGTGCCTTATCGGGCCAGACATCCTCTGTCGCTTACTTTGAATGGTCAGCACCAGACGACGCTGAGATCGGCAGCCCCGACACCTGGCGTGCGTGCATGCCAGCACTCGGGCTCACCGTGCCGATCGAAGCAATCCGGTCTGACTTTGAGTCAATGCGTGAGCCCGAGTTTCGGCGCGCGTATCTCAACCAACGCCAAGATCGAGCAGCTGCTGCACCGTGGCAGATCATCAGCGAAGAAGACTGGAAAGCCTGCGCCGACACCTCGAGCGCAATCGCTGACCAGCCCACCATCGCCCTCGATGTCACACCATCACGCTCGATGGCATCACTGTGCGCCGCTGGCACTCGCTCAGATGGCGCAGCCCATGTCGAAGTGATCGGCAACCGACCAGGCACCTCATGGGTGCTGGACTGGTTCGCCGCCGAAGATCGTGTGCGCACCTATCGAACCATCGTGATCGACCCGGTCTCTGGTGCGAACTCGCTGGTGTCTGATCTTCGCAACATGGGCTTGCAGATCGTCGAAGTTGGCACACGGCAGATGGTTGCCGGCTGTGGCAAGTTCTACGACCTCGCAACGCAAGGGCGCTTGCGCCACATTGACCAGGTGCCGCTGAACGCTGCGGTCGCTGGATCAAAGAAACGAAACCTCGGCGATGCGTGGGCATGGCATCGACGCGACAACAGCGTCGACGTATCACCACTTGTCGCCGCAACTCTTGCACTGCAGGCGCACGTTGCGCCCGAGCTGCGTCCGCAGGGAACCCCGCAGATCGTCGACCCTTGGAGCCTGACTGATGAGTGACCTACTCACCACCATCGTCGAGCTCATCGGCGCTGCACTCATCGTGGCTGGTGTCGCGATGCTTTCAATCCCTGCCGCATTGATCGCCGCCGGCGTGCTGGCGATCTGCGCTTCATTCTTGGTGGCTAACCGATGAGTCTCTTTGCAAAACGCGCGCTGACACCTGACCCCGTGCGCACCTCTGTCTGGCTGCCGACGACGAACTGGTCCGGCGAATCAATCACCGAATCCACCGCCCTTGAGGTCACTGCCCTCATGGCTTGTGTGTCGCTGATCGCCGACTCTGTCGCATCGCTGCCCATGCGTGGCATTCGCCACGTTGGCGATCGCACCGAGCCAGTGCCGTTGCCTAAGTGGATCGACAGCTCAACTGAACACACGCAGTACGAACTCATTCACATGATCGTGACCTCGCTTGCCTTGCACGGCAACGCGTACATCTACGTCGACCGAGACGTGAACACGAACGCACCGCTTACGCTGACACCTCTGCACCCCACAAACGTGCAGGTGACTATCGTCAACCGCCAGCGGTACTACACGACGAACGGCATCGTCATCGATCTCAACAACATGCTGCACTTGCGCTGGTGGACACCGCCGCAATCTGCAGTGGGTCTGTCACCGATCGAGATGCAGCGCAACACCATCGGCCTCGCACTTGCTCAGGCACGCTTCGTCAATCAGTGGTACTCCGAAGGCGCAACGCCTTCGTCGGTGCTCGAGGTCGACGGCGACATGACCACCGACCAGGCGAAGGTTCTGCAGGCAACGTGGGAAACCTCACACCGTCGCAAGCGTCGACCAGCCGTTCTCACTAACGGCATGAAGTGGAAGCCAATCACCGCCTCGGCTCAGGACATGGAACTGGCCGAGTCTCGTGAGCAGACGATTAACGACATCGCGCGCATCTTCCGTGTGCCGAACTACATGATCGGCGCTCGAGGAGACTCACAGACCTACCAGAACAACGAGTCGGCTGGCATGCACTTCGTCACCTACACGTTGCTGCCGTGGCTTGTGCGCATCGAGAAGGCGCTGAGCGGTCTGATGGTTGCACCTCGCGAGATCAAGTTCGACACCTCAGCGTTCCTTCGTGCCAACACCACCGAACGAATCCGTGCCTATCAGACCGCAATCATGTCGGGCATCTTGACGCCGAACGAAGCGCGTGAGCGTGAAGGCATGGAGCCTTACGAAAATGGTGACGATTTTGTCATGGTCTTGCCCGGGGCGATCGTCGCAGGCACAAGCGAAGCGCAACCGCCTGTCGGCACCGATGCTGAGCCACCGATTCGATGATGGAGATCGCAATGACCGAAGAGCTGAACCAAGACACGGCGCAGGGGCCTGTCTCCGAGCAACTGGATGAAACCATGCCCGAACACACCCCTGTTCGTTACACCGCCGTAGAGATCGAGAACCGCCGCATCGGCGGTCGCGATGTCGAGTTCCGCACCGTTGAGGTCGACGGCCTGCAGCTTCGAGCTGTAGAAGCCGACACCGAGATGCCGATGCGGTTCGCCGGTTACGCCGCGGTGTTCAACTCCCCATCGGAGCCGCTGCCTTTCATTGAGACCATCGCCCCTGGTGCGTTTCGTCGCTCGCTGAAATCAGACAGCGAGAAGCGCATGTTCTTGAATCACAACACCGACCAGGTGCTGGCAAGCACGCGCTCGGCGACGTTGTCGCTCAGCGAAGATGATCGTGGTCTGTACGTCGAAGCCGAACTGCCCGACACCACCTACGGCCGCGACCTCTCAATCCTCATGCAGCGCGGCGACGTGCACTCGATGAGCTTCGGCTTCTCGGTGCCCCGTGGCGGCGACTCATGGTCAGAAGATGGCAGCTCGCGTGAACTGCGCGAAGTCATCCTGCACGAAGTCTCAGTGGTGACTGGCTTCCCCGCCTACCCCGCCACAGAAGGTGCGCAAGTTCGCAGCACCGAAGAAATCGCCGAGCCAGTCGACGCAACCGAAGACGGTCTGCCAGTCGATCTTGCTCGTCGCATGCTCGAGCTCAACGCCAAGCGCTGAGCATCGAATCTGCAGCTCGGAGCCATCGCCCGGAGCGCCCCCCATGCGCAACCACCGAT